CCGCCCGCTCCTTTAAACGGGGGCCCAAGCAGTACCGGCTGAACTCTACTAACCCCGAGGTCCCTATGTGAAGGTCAGGAGCGACCAGCTCCACTTTCGTGGAAGGCTAGCGCCCTCACCCACAAAGGACTGAATCATACACTTCGGAGATTAAGCGAACACCTCATAAGAACTTAATGCTTTCAACAATAAATACAATTTCGCCAATTTATTCGACTGGTTACTCAAGTATTATTTGCCAAAAGTCAAAGACGGTACCAAAGTGGTTAACCATTTCCTCGGAGTGTTTAATAAACACGTCGAGAACAATGGACTACCATGGACGCTTAAAAGGATAAAACTTATCCGATTATGCGTCACACGATACCTTTCTGGACACCCTCTGTTCCCTGGGGAGAGGCTCGGAATGAGAAAAGATGGATTACCAAAGGTCTTAGGACCAATGATACCACTGATCAAATCCCGAGACGCGGACGCATTAAGACTCTGTCTAACGCTATTAACGCTAGGACGAGCTTATACGCTACCCGCCTCGCCTAATTATTCTACTATGACGGACCCCGTGAAATCAACGATCGGCTTCAGAGCAATCGAAGACTTCATAAAGTCCAATCATAACCGAATAAGCTGGAACCCTCCCGTTTGGAAGGAATTCCATCTCTCTACGAAAGCTGGTCCGAACGGAGTGGCCACACTGTCATGTATCAAGGACTTACACGCCCTGACCGAGGAGATGATCGAAGATCTATCTACTCTTACAGGGGGCGAAATCGATGAATACATCGAGGCGCTTCAACCCGACGACATCTCCGATAAATTTATTCATTCAAGAATATCTTTAAAGGAAGATCTCGAAGGAAAGACGCGACCCTTCGCTATTGTGGACTATTGGACGCAGACCGCCTTGAAACCGCTGCACGATGAGTTATTCAACGTGCTTAGCAGAATCCCGGAGGACTGTACCTTTAGCCAGGCTAGCAAGTGAGACCAAATCGCTTCTAGACCAGGTCCGTACTACTCATTCGACCTATCAGCCGCTACCGATCGTTTCCCAATGCACTTGCAAAGGGCGATGATCGAGGCTTTTATGGGTGAAGAGTATGCAGATGCATGATCGAGGCTGTTAACATCCCGAGATTTTAGAACTCCATGCGGCCAATCACTGCGTTACGCAGTTGGTCAGCCACTAGGAGCTTATTCTTCTTGGGGTGCGTTCACACTCTGTCATCACTTCATAGTTTGGATGGCCCAGGCTCGTTGCGCTAAAGCCGACGAGCGATTGGGTTACCTAATATTAGGTGACGACATTGTGATAAGAGGAACCGATGTTGCTTTGGCCTACAAGGAGATCATGACCTCAATCGGCGTTGAAATCTCCGAAGCAAAGTCTCACGTGTCTAACGACTCGTTTGAATTTGCGAAACGGTGATTCATTGCCGGTGAGGAAGTGACTCCCTTCCCGATGCGAGGATTGATAGAGACTAAGAGCGAGTATCACTTGCTCATGGCCACTATCGTCCAAGCAAAGGAGAGAGGCTGACACAGCACGTTACCAACGGACCATCCCGAGCTTTTATTATCCCTGTTCCGCAGTCTCCACGACTCAAAGTTC